ATGATTAATCAATGGAGACAGAATGATCACGAATTAGATAAAATATTTGCTAAAGGTAGTTTTAAGATGGAACAAGCTATACGTGAAATGCATCAAAATGATTATGCTGGTACTCAAACTGGAGCTACGGCTGCAAGATTAGCTGCTAAATCAACTAAAGAAATGGGCTTTAAGAAAGCTGAGTATGTGCATGACATGTTTATGGCTGAGAAATCTAAAGAGTTATCAGATGATAGAGCTAGAGATAAAGCTCAATGGGATAGTTGGGATATGTATGAGAAGGTACGGTATGCACCTATCCATGGTCATGCCCCAGTAGCACCTTTGTTAGAAGCGAAGCCAAGTCCACTTGGGGCTATATTTGGGGCTGTAGGTAGTATTGCTGGAGGGTTTGAATGAGTTACGAACGTAATATTGAGAGGTTGCGTAGTACTTCACGCTTTAATACCTCACAAGCTCAAGCGTTTGAAACTGAAAATGCTAACAACATGAGTAGGTGGCATACTGAACGAGCTAATAAAGTTATAGATGGTCTTTCAGGTTTCTCTAAAATACTTCAAAAAGAAAGGAAGAAACAGATAGAACGTCTTAAAGGTCAAGGTGCTGAACTTGCTAGAAAAGATAGGGCAGTAGATGCTCAAAGATTGCTTGAATTAGAACAGCTTATACCTACGCTTAAAGAAGAAGATAGAAATTACCATGAACTAAAAGCTGAATATATAAAACTTCAAGGTATCAATGCATACCCAGAAGCTGACCGTTTAGCAAAGTTATCTCATTACCAACAGTATGGGTATACTCAGGAAAGGTTACGCAATGCAATGGACAGTTATGGGGATTCCCTTAACTATCGTATGCAAAATGGTGAAACACCCTATGAGTTAAACGGTGTAACATATACAGCTAAACAAATCAGAGCTAATAATATACAGAGCTTACCTCTTAAAGAAGCTTTATTAGAAGTAGAATCTGCAAAGCTTAAAAAGGAGATGGGCCTGGATGAATTCAGCCCTGAAATATTAGAATTAGTTGGTGTTAATAAAACCATAGATAAAGCTAAATCAGCTTATTTAAGTAAGGTAAGGAAGAGATATAGCATAGATGCTTCTTTTCAAACTCAAGCTCAGTCTGCAATAGCTTGGAAAAATAGTGGAAAAACTGGAGCTGATATACACCATTTCCTTGTAACTACAAGTTCTACTGTAGATAAAAATGGTGAGTTATTAGGTAATGAAGGTGCTTGGTCTGCCTTTATGAAGGTAGCAGCTAAAGAAGGTATAGCGACAGGTGATCCTAGTTATGCTGATGCTATCGGTAACTTACCTATCCCAATAGAATTAGGTAGGAAAGTAGGTGCTAAACCTGGTACTACTTATGCTCAACATTGGCCTAAAAGATTTGCAGATCTTAAGTCTTCTATCAAGAAAGGTTATGTAGAAGTAACTAATGAGGAACTTAAGTTTCAAAAGGCAGATGGTGTAGCTCTTGAAGCTGATTTTATTAAAGCAAATAAAGAAAAACCATTATCAAACAAGGAAGTAAATGAGTGGAAACGTAAGTTTACTGCCATTGGAGTACCTATTCCAGCAGGTATCAATAAGTATGAAACTGCTATGGATAGAGATCAAGCAGAAGATGAAGACAGAATTGATGCTATTATGGCTAGTCAACAAGGCAGAATCACTAGAGAACAAGCTGAAAGTTTAAACCCTGAAGCTGTACATGCAAAAGGTTTATGGGATAAAATTGATAAATGGGAAAAATCTGATATTAAAGCTCATGATTCTGAAAAGAAAATCAAAGCTACTCTTGATAAAGCATTTGCTAACATGGGCATTAAGGGTAATGAAAAGAGCCCCGCCTATATAGAAGCTATGTCTAATGCTAAAGTTGATTATGCGAATAAATATAATCGATATATTGCTATGGGTTATAATTCAGCAGATGCTAGTCACTATGCATTATATGCTACTGAAATGAAAAATGAAGAAGGTAAACCAATACCTGATTCTATGGGTGTTCTTACTGAAATTCAGAAATATGGTGAAGATAGTAAATATGTTGTAACAGGACAATCAGTTGAACAATCCCTTAAACCTGGTCATTTAAGAGTAGGTCAAATTAAGATGGCTAAAGAGGAAATATTAAATGATCGTAATAGCGTTACTACAAAAGTACTAGGTGGTGATTATGGGCATCGTCAAATTACTACTATTAAAAATAATATAGATAAGTTTGGTCCTAGAGGTTTATACATGGATAAAGGTGCATTAGCATATTATACAGGTATAGCCCGTGGACGTAGTGCTAGAGAAGGTGGTTATTGGGGATTAGTAGATGCTCAATTAAAAGCATTAGGACATGAGGGTTTAAACCCAGATTCACGTCCTGCAATCCTTGATATAACTACAGGTAAAGATAAAGACGGTAATCTTATTTCAGACGCTCGTGGACATTCAAATATAAACAGAAGTATTGCAAGAGCAATTCAATATCCATCACCAGCTACTAACTTATATATTGCTAATATGTTAAAAGATACTACTGATTATGGATATACACCAATGTCTGTATGGGATAGACCTGAAAATTTACCTGATTGGTACACAGTAGGAGGTAGGGTATAATGGATGAATTAACATTTGACCAGAATACACCTAATACAGATACCACTCAAAATATAGAAGGTTATGATAATCATGTTGAGGAAATCAAACGACAATATCCTGAACAAGATTGGAGAACACCTGCTCAAGTAGAAGCTGAAGAACAAGGTCAAGTTGAAGGTCAAGCACCTGTACAACCTCAAGATCAAATTGCTGAAGTAGCTAATCAAGTTGGTCAACAATTAGGAATTACTCCCCAACCACAAGAAGCTCCACAAGAGCAACCAGAGGTCGAGGAACGTACTCCTGGTAGGTTTGCTCAATATGTAAACCCTACAACAGGTTTAGTAGCAACAGAAGCTCTTAGAGCTGCAGGTGTTAGTGATGAAGTTATTAGAATAACTAATGCTCAATATGACTGGTTACCTCAAGAAAAGACAGATTTCGATTCATGGAGAGAAGCTGGTGGAGATGATAACCTAGAAGCTACTTTAGAATTTGTTAATAAAATTCGTAGCTCTCAAGATTATATAGATAGATATGACAGAAATGGTGATGGACAATTCACATTTTCTGACTACTATGATACATCCCGTATGGGAGAATTATCACCTGAACAAGATCAACAATTAACTGAACGTTGGTTAACCAGTTTAGCAAATAAAGATTTTAGAGCTAGATTAGGTGCTTTAACCACTTTAGAACCTATGGTTGAGTATATACATCAACGTAGAAAAGGTGTATTAGCTCCTAATGATGAACTAGATGGTGAGCAAATGCGAGCTAGTTCTGCTGCAGGTTTAAGTGTTACCACTGAAAGTATCTTATCAGCACCTGAAAAAATTGCTGCTGGATTCCATTCAGCTGCTAATGATGATGATCCTGAAACATGGTTTGATTGGGATGCTTCTGAAACCAAAGATGCTAAACTTGATGATTGGATCATGGGCCATAAAAACCCTATGTCCAAAGCATATGCAGTTAATAATCCTATAAAAAGGGTGTGGAGTGATCCCATCATGTTTGAATTAGGTAGGTATGCTCCTGCTGTTGTTGCTACAGGTGTTGCTTTACCAGCCGCTGCTACTTCTATTACTACAGCTGGAGCTGGGCTTTCAGTTAAAGGAGTCGGTATGGCTGCTTTAACAACAGGTAAGGCGTTTGGTGTTACTTGGGCTACAGAAACTATTCCTACTAACTTATTTGTTGATATGAATCATTCTGCTATGAAAGCTTTTCATGGTGGAAACAAGCAAGCACAACAGTTAATGAATGCACATCCAGAATTACATATTGCTGGAAATCAGTTAGCTCATGGAATAGAAAGTCCTTTCAGTAGGAAACTAGAATTCATGCGTGGTGAAATGGCATGGGATTCTGGTGGCTTATTAGCTGGTAATATATTATTCAAATCACTTGGTAAAGGATTTAAACACTTATCTAAAGGGAATTGGAATCAACTTCAAACAAGTACTAAAGCTATACCTAAGATACAAGATCCAATAGATATCTATAAATCTAGACTTCAAGTTAAAGATGATTTAATGGACGCTGCTACAGACCAAATAAAGACAGCAGCTGACGGTCCAGCTAGTAAATGGACTGATCCTTGGTCTACAAATGCTGATTTAGATTCAACATATGGTGCATACAAAAATCAAAGCTATACAGCTGGACAAGGTAATGCTCATATTAGAAGTAGTGTATATGATGTAACAAATCAATTTAATGAATTAAAGCATCAAATAGGTATAGAAGGTGGTACTATAGATGAACTCTTCTCACCTGTTGAACGTGCTGAATTTGGTAAAATTGGTATACCTGATAATTGGTTTAATAAAAATGTAGATGTCTTTATGGCAGATTCTGCAGAACAATTAAAACGACTTAATCCATTAGATCGTAATTTAGGGAATTTAGCTGAAGATCAACTAAAAAATATCCAAGAGATTTTAGGTAGAGATGCAGCTAGTCTGGATCCTACAGAATTCTGGGGTAAAGCATTTACTGATACACCAATAAAACCAGGTGAAGTTTTAAGTGATGTAAAGAAATTTGTTATTAAAAACTTACAAGTACAAGATGCTGTTAATAATTCATTGCTTAGAAGACTAAGAGATTACGCTGATTCTACAGGCGAACAAATAGGTAAAGCAGATATATTTGCTAAAGATGGTCCTATGCGTAATGTAGCTAAGAACCTATCAATGGGTTTAACTCAAGTTAAGAAGACTCAATTTACTTGGGATCTTGCTGCCAAGAGAATGAAAGAAGCTGGTGGTGAATTAACTGATGATATGGTCAGGGAAATTAATGAACAAGTAGCACAAAGATCAGCTAAATTAACACAAGAAACAAATGACGGTGTTAAATTAATGATGCAGGTACTTGAAAATAGTGACTCTGATGAACTAGCTGAAGGTATATTAGATGTATTTAAAGTATCTAATGATATCCATAACTGGAAGGATTTCGATGCTTGGATGAGGCAGAAGATTACAGGTGGTGAATTTAATGGTAAAGTTAAAACTGGTGCATTAATCCATGAACTCCAAGGGGTTATGGTTAATAGTATTCTTAGTGGACCTAAGACACCTTTAAGAGCTTTACTTGGTACAACTACTAACTCTTATCTAAATGCTATAAATGAGGCAGCTGGTGCTACACTACGAAGACCATTTACAGGTGATGTAGCTAGTCAGAAAGCATCAATTGCAAAGTTAAAAGGTATGTTTGAACTTATACCTGAAGCTATGGAAGTCTTTAGAAAGAATATGAAAGCTTCATTTAATGCAAATATAGCAGATATTAGAACTAGATACTCTGAACCATTATCTAGAGGCGATAATAATTGGCATCTATTTGAACAATGGACAGAAAAGAATGGTAGTATAGGAGATAAAGCTGCTTTCTATTTAGCTAATATGGCTAGAAATCTAAATAATAATAAACTTCTTAGTTGGTCTCCCCGTGCTTTAGCCGCAACTGATGAAACATTTAAGTGGTTATTAACCAGAGCTAGGTCAAAAGAAATTGGAATGAGACAAGCTTTAGAAGTAGCAGGTGAAACACATACTAAGTTTTCTCCTGATCTAATGAAGCAAGCTGAAGATATACATATGAAAAATCTTCTAGATGCTAACGGTAATATAGATCTTAAAAATGATTCTTGGTTAGAAAAGCAGTTTAAAGAAGTTACATTAACATCTGAATTAACTGGTTTCTCTAAAGAATTAGATACCTTATTAAGAGATAAACCATTAGTAAGACCTTTCTATCTATTTGCTAGAACAGGTATTAATGGATTAAACTTTACATATAAAAATACTCCATTACTAGGTGCATTACATAAAGAATCAATTGATATCTTAAGGCATACAGGTGATGACTTTACTCCTCTCTTTAAGTATGGTATTGAAAATGCAGATGATTTAGCTAATGCTAGAAACTTATTTGCAGGTAGACAGGCAGTTGGTGCAGCTACAGTTACAACCTTTGCTGGTATGTATATGGGTGGCCAATTAACTGGTAATGGTCCTGCTGATAGAAAGTTAAAACAAAGTTGGATTAATGCTGGATGGAAACCTAACCATTTTTATATTGGTGATGTAGGATTTGATTACACTACATTAGAACCTTATAATACTATATTCTCTGCTATTGCTGATATTGGTGATAACATGGAGCTTATGGGTAGTGAGTGGGCTGAGAAACGCTTACAAGCTGCAGCATTTGTTATTGGTAGAGGTTTAACTGGTAAGACATATATGCAAGGTTTAGATCAGATGCTACAAATAGCACAGATGAAACCAGGTTCTCTTGATAAAGCAGGTGCTAATATACTTAACAATAGTATACCTTTAGCAGGTATGAGAAATGAATTTGGTAAATGGGCTAACCCTCATATGAAAGAGTTAAATTCTGATATGTGGACTTCTATTAGAAATAGAAACCAAGCATCTGAAAGTTTAGCTGGTGAAGGTGGTTTACCTACTAAATATGATATGTTAAATGGTAAACCAATTAAAAACTGGAATATTATTGGCAGGTCATTTAACGCTATTTCTCCAGTTGGTTTAGATATTAGAAATGATACACCTGGAAGAAGGCTTTTATTAGATAGTAACTATGATCTTAAGTCTACAGTCTATTCTTATGGTGGTTATTCTTTTGTTAAGAGTGCTAAAGTAAGAAGTGAATTCCAAAAAGAAATAGGTTCAGTACCTATAGAAGTTGGATTTAAGAAATTTAAAAATGTAGAAGAAGCTTTAAACCATCTTGCTACAAGAGATGATGTTAAAGAATCCATGGCTAAAATGCAAGCTGATGGTAAGAATCCAGCTAATTGGGATATAGATCCAAACCAATATCCACATAATACTCTGATTGATAATGTAATGAATCAGGCTAGGGCTAAAGCTTTTGCTAGGTTAAATGAACCTACTCACCCAGGGAACGCAGCTTTAGAAGAAGTAAAGGCGGATAAGGATGGCTTAGATTCTAAAACTAGAAAAACTAGAGAAGACATTATTAATCTAAGTTTTCCAAATAGACAAGTAGAACAATTCCCTAAGAACTAAATGGCACATACAAAAGTAACAAAAACCTACTCCCAAAATACAGGAGCAGCAAATACATTTAGCTACTCTGGGAGTTTTGATGTATTTAAAGGTACAGAAGTACAAGTAGAATTAGATAACGTACAGTTAACTTTTACAGCTTCTACTATAAATGAATCCGCCTCCCCTAGAGAATATACTGTAGATACTTCAGCTAAGACTGTCCATATTGGTGGTGCTGATTTATCTAGTGGTACAATTATCATCAGACCTGTAACAGATATGGGTGCTCCTACACCAAGGGCTACCTATGCACCAGGTTCATCTATAACGTCAGAAGATCTTAACAATAACCAACTGCAGTTAATGCGGAAGGCTATGGAGTATGACGAGCAGAAACTTTCTTCTCTTGGTGGTACGATGACAGGTCACCTGACAATAGGTGAAGACCAAACAATTATATTTGAAGGTGCAACAGACGATGGATATGAAACTACTCTTACAGTAGCAGATCCTACAGGTTCTGATAAAACTATCACTCTTCCTAATGTAACAGGAACAGTAGTAACGACTGGAGACACAGCAACAGTTACAGCCACGATGTTAGCTGCTAACTCTGTTGATTCTTCTGAGTTGGTAGATAGTAGTATTGATTCAAGTCATATATCAACTGGAGCTGTAACAACAGCTAAATTAGGTGCAGACGTTGTAACAGGAGCTAAGATTGCAGATGATGCTATAGATTCTGAGCACTATACAGACGGTAGTATTGATACAGCACATATTGCTGATGCAAATATTACTACTGCAAAATTAGCAGATAATGCGGTAACCACAGCTAAAATAACAGATGGTAATGTAACCACTGCTAAAATTGCAGCTGACGCAATTACTGGAGCTAAGATAGCTGATAACGCTATAGATTCAGAACATTATGTAGATGCTAGTATTGATACTATACATTTATCAATTGGAGCAGTTGATGCAGGTAGGTTAGCTGATAATTCAGTCTCATCACAACACTATGTTGATGGTAGTATAGATACAGAACATATTGGTAACAATCAAGTTACTGGAGCTAAGATAGCTGCTAACTCTATTAATTCTTCGGAATTAGTAGATGGGTCTGTCGATACAGATCACATAGCAGACTTAAACGTAACTACAGCTAAGATAGCAGCAGATGCTATAACAGGAGCTAAGATAGCTGACGATGCTATAGACTCTGAACATTATGCTGCAGGATCTATTGATACTGAGCATATAGGTGGTACTCAAGTTACAGCTGCAAAGATTGCATCTAACGCTGTTACGACAGCTAAGATTACTGATGCTAACGTAACTACAGCTAAGATAGCAGACTCTAACGTAACACTTGCTAAACTAGCTAGTGATCTAAAACAAACAAGTATATCAGATAGCGACACACAACTTCCTACATCAGGAGCTGTTGTTGATTATGTAGCTGCACAGATAGCCCCTATTGGTGGTCTTGAAGTTATAGCAACAGACGCTGCATTCCCTAATACACAACCTTCATCAGGTGTTGTAATAAGTATTGCAGATGCTGGAGGTTTAGTTGTTAATGGATCTGGTACCAGTACTACAGGTAGAACTATAGGTGGTTCAACAGTAACAATTAATAATATAGCTTCTAATTTTAATAGTTCAACAGTTGATGCTGGAGTTTGTTTTCAAGTTAGTTCTACTGGCTCTGGTCAGATATATAACTACCATAAAGCAACACTTAAAGAAGCTGATTTATTAAGTTTAAGTAATGATATAAATGACTTTGCAGCTAGATATCGTGTTCAATCTGGAGAACCTGGATCTAATAATGATGCTGGTGACTTAGTATTTGATACCGCAGCTTCTAAGATGAAGGTATATGATGGATCAAGTTGGGGTGAAGTAACCTCATCTGGTGATTTCAAATACCTTGTCATGACTAATGCAGGTACAACTAATGCTGCTACTTTAAATGGTAGTAATGTTACGTTTGACCTAAAAGAAACTTCAACTGGTGGTAGTGCAGCTTCTGTAACAAGTGCAGCACAACTTATGGTTAGTGTTAATGGTGTAGTCCAGAAACCTAACACAGGTACAAACCCATCAGGTTTAGATGGTTTTGTCATGGCTGACTCAGATACTATTACATTCTGTGCAGCTCCTGCAAGTGGAGATGATATATTTATAATTCAAACTGGTTCAGCTATTACTCCAACCACACCAGCTGACGGTACAGTTACTGCTGCTAAGATAGGTAGTGGAGCTGTAACAACAGCAAAGATTGCTGATGATGCAGTTACTGGAGCAAAGGTAGCTGATAACTTAGATATACCTGATAATAATAAGATTAGGTTCGGGACAGGTAATGATTTAGAGATTTACCATGATGGATCTAATTCATACCTAAGCCACAATGGTGCTGGAGATTTATTTATAGATGCTGATGGAAGTCAAGAAACTATAAACCTTAGATCAAAAAAGAATGTCAATATATATGTAGAAGACAAAACAGAATTAGCAATTAAATGTAATGAAAGTGGAGCCGTAGAACTCTATTACGACAACTCTAAGAAGCTTGAGACAACTACAAGAGGAATATTAGTTAGTAATACAGAAGATCAAGACACTGTTTTAGAGATAAAAGCTGGTAATGAAGGGAATGCAGCAATTCTTAAAATGACAGCAGATCAAGAAGATAATGCTACAGATAGATTTAGATTGTATGTTCCAGATAGTGATGGGATTTCAATACAAGGTTGGAATGGTAGTGATTGGGAAACTTATTTAAAAGGAGAAGGAGATAATGTAGAACTCTATTACGACAACTCAAAGAAGCTTAACACGGATGCTAGTGGTATTAGCGTAACAGGTCGAGTGTATGCCTCTGGTGCTTCAGACTATGGATTTCTTGTTGATGACAATGTAAAGATAGGCATAGGTACAGGCAAAGATCTACAAATCTACCATGATGGTGATGATTCAATTATTAAACATGATGGAACAGGAACTTTATATATATCCACTGGTTCTAGTGCAGAACCTCTTTATCTTTCAGGTGGTCAAAATCTTTATATAAGAACTGGTGGAAATGAATCTGCCGTAACATGTGTTAAAGACGGAGCCGTAGAACTCTATTACGACAACGTAAAGAAATTTGAAACCACGGGGGCGGGATCAAAAGCATATGATACATTTCAAGTTAGTACCAATGCAAGCACACATGAACCTGTCCAAATAAACGACACTAATAATACAAATAGCCATACACATAGAATATCTTTTAAAACAAACGGAACTGAAGTTGGGAGGATCACTTCAGACCGAGACGATACACTTTATGTAGGAAGTTCTGACTACAGATTAAAAGAAAATCAAGTTAATATATCTGATGGAATCACTAGATTAAAAACACTTAAGCCTTATAGATTTAATTTTAAATCTACTCCTAGCAAAACAATTGACGGTTTCTTTGCACATGAAGCACAAGAGGTCGTCCCATATGCTGTTACTGGTGAAAAGGATGGGGAAAGAATGCAAGGAATAGATTATGGAAAATTTACACCCCTATTAACTGCTGCATTACAAGAAGCAATCGCAAAAATCGAAACACTAGAAACGGAAGTAGCCGCCCTTAAGGCTAAATAAACACAAACAATTTATTAATTAAAATGGCAACTAAAACTTGGCAAGTCAATACTCTTCAACGCGAATTAGCAGACGGGTATGTAAATAAAGTAATATATCGTGTTAATGGAGAAGATGGTACCTACAAATTCAGAGCAACTGGTGAAGTAGATCTTCCAAAACCTGATACTCTAGTACCTTATGCTGACCTTACAGAATCTCAAGTATTAGGTTGGGTTAAAGATAAACTAGATGCTGATAAAGCTGGTACTGTAGCTGCTATTGAAGCTGCTGTAGAGAACGGCGTTAACGAACAGAAAACTCCAACAACAGGTGTCGGTAAACCTTGGTAGATTAAACCTACCCAGAGCAGAGCTTCCAAAGCCTTTATACCTACCTAAAATAGAGCTGAAGCCCCCTTCAGCCCGTATACCATCATATCGCCCCATGGTGATCCCTCCAGCCGATCTAGAGGCTCCTGAAGAGACTAAGAGTGAGACTAAGGAAACAACAGAACAACCTACTGCACCAAGTATAAAGATACCTGTAATTGATATACAGATGCCTTTACCCACTGCAGAAGTTGTTACAACTGCTACATATGCAGCTGTGGCTGCTGTAGCTACTACAACATTAGCTACACCTTTCTTTAATCAAATAAAGAAGAAATTACAAAAATTCCTACAAGGTAAGATTGATAAATGGAAGGAAAAACGGAAGAAAAAAAAGGACTCCTCGGAAAGCTAAAAGATGCTGCTGAGGATCAAGAACACCAAATCCAGATTCTTGGTACATTTGTCAGACTTGGCGTTGTAGTTTGGTCTGGATTTATCATAACAATGAATTATGTTGAGATACCTATGGTTAAAAAATCAGGTAACTCAGATATCACGTTCGTTGCCAGCGTATTTACGGGAGCACTTGCCACTTTTGGCTTGACCACTGGTAATAAGGGCGGTAAAGGAACTCCCGTCAATTGTCCAATGGCTAAGAAAAAGGAAGAATGAAAAAATGGCTTTTACTCTTCCTACTGGCATCACCCACGGTAGCAAGAGCAGAATTAGTAACCCCAAACTTCACCCAGGGTTCGATGAACAGTACAACAACAACGACCCAAGAAATAGTGGAGGAAATAACCACCACAACGTATGGGTCCGCATTAAACAAATGGTCTGGAGAGAATGTAACACATACTTCAGCAACATCTGGAGGATTAGTAGATTCAGATTCAGTATTTACCCTACATACAGCTGGAGATCCCTTTACGTTAGAAATAACAACAAGGGCAGCAAGTCAGGTGTTATCAGTAACAGAAATAGAAAGAGAAATCGACACTACTTCTACTACGGTCTCCTTATCAGTCTTCTCTCAATAGCACCAGTTCGTGCTGAAGAGGGCGAGACAAACAACACTTCTAACCCAGTAGCGGCTGCAACGGGCAATGTGACCAACCAAGCCGTGCAATTTCAAAATAATGGTGCTCCATCTAGACAACACTATGGTCCAAACATAAGTTGTAATGGTAGTACCATGACTTTCTCTCCATTCTATATGGGTAATCATACGAAACCTTGGGACATCGATGAAGATGGAATGAGACCCTCCAGTTATACTCTAGGAGAAAACTGGGGTTTCCAAGTAAACTTTATGGTTCCTTTAGATAAAAGAGGATTAGAACGCTGCAGATCAATGGCAGCTAGACAAGAAGAAAAAATGCGATTGGATTATGAATTAGTTCGTGCTCTTAAATGTGCAGAACTTCAGACTAAAGGTTTTATGATTCATCCTAAGTCTGAATTATATCCACTATGTGCAGATATAGTTCCAATTGCTTCATATTTAAAATCAACACAACCCCCAATCCCCAAGGAAAAGCCTTGGTA